GCTCTAGATTTAGGTCGTACTGAGTGCCTAGAGTGCTAGGTGTGAGGTAAGGGCTAGCAGAACTCATAATCACTATCGGAGGCGTTATGCGCTCCGGTACATAATCGAGAACTCTAATCCCTGCCTGTTCTAGGTCTAGCTTTAGTTCTGCCTTAGAGATAGTAATTTCGTTACTCATACTGCAAAACCAACATAAGGCAATAGCAACGGATAGACAGCTCCCATAGGGTCTTTAGCGACCCTGACGGGTGTTCCATCTAAGCTAGCGAATTGCGCCACTCCATTAGGCGCTGAACGCCTGTGAAATAGCTCTGAGGAACAGATAAGCGTTGCCTGTCTGTGTATCTGATCTGGGACAGCAGTAATAACGCCGACATAGTTGCCAACCTGAGCAGCGCCAGAATCTAGACAGGATTGTATAAAACTACCTGTTTCGTCTGTCCCTACATAGGCTTGCAGTTCTGCCAGCGTTACTACCGTTGTCATTCAGATTTCCTTAGGCTACGATGTCTAGTTCTACGATTGCCCCGGCGAATGGTGTAGTAATCGCCATGTAGCCGTAGACACTTACTGAATCCGTAAGGGTTGTGATGTCACCATCGGTTAGACGTACTGGAGCGCCTGCAGACTCGAAAGACTGGATAGCGCGGCTGTTAGCCATGTATACCTTGTTAGCGGTCATAGCTGGATCTACGATTACTGGCATTCCTAGAAGGTTGCCCGATAGTCCAGGGAGGTTAGCAGTTCCAACGTTGTTGATTCCCTGACCGTCTTGCAGAACTACTGGCCTGCCGTCAGAACCTACGATTGTCATTAAGAACTTGTAGCCCTCAGTGGAGGTAACAATAGCTTCAGGTCGAAGACCAGTTCCCTCGAAGATCTCAGAAGCGCCATCAGTGATACCGCCGATTAGTGCCGCTAGAGTTCCTGCCGAGATGTCAAAGATTTTCCCGGTCATATCTAGGGCTTCAACGTGTGCAACGAACGCCGCGTTAGAAGCGTTTGCATAAGCAATAGTAAGCGCCTGAAATACGGTGTTTAGGTAATCAACGGTTGATCGCTCGATTGTCTGCTTAGAAAAGCTTGTGTAACCGCCGTAAGTCTTAACTGGCGCAGAAGTGTTAGCGATTGTCAAGTTACCAAAAGAAAGTGCCTCATTCTCTGGATCTTGCTCTCCGACTACCAAAGTGTTAGCAGTTACTGAAGCGTACTCAACTGCAAGTCCAGTTCCCGGAAGTGCTGCTCTTGAGAAAGCAGATAGCGCCGGGCGGTTGTTGTCGATTAGGTTATTGATCTGACCAACAAAAGCGGCGGTTGTTACGGTGTTTGCGCTAGTAGAAGCTGCGCGAGCAAGCTCGATAGCTCCGGCGTCACCGATTAGCAGTTTCTTAGCGAAATCTCCCTGTGAGCGGATTTCTGAGCCTGCAACTTTAGGGGTTGATGCTGTAAGTCCTGCTTCGACTACCCGGCGCAACTCAGCCATTTCGTCTTGCACAGAACGAACGTCTAGTTCAATGTTTTCTGACATAGATTTTCTTTCTTCTGTTTGGGTTTCGATAGCCTCAGAATCTTTCTGATCTTCTCTAACCTCGGTTATGTTTGCACCAGCGAAAGCCGGAAACGGAACTACGGAGACTTCTTTAAGGTCTACCAATGTCCGAGTAATCAGTGAGCCATCTCTATCTTGTTCGATAGGCATGAAGCCAACTGAAAATTTATTTAGTACGCCATCACGCATTAGGGTTAGAATTTCTTCTCCCCGTAATGTTGAACTTACTTTTGCAGTGATCTCATAGCCTGCTTCTGTTTCTCTGCCTGAGATAACTTTTCCGATAGGTTCATCGTGACCGTAAAAAAGCTTTACATCTTCCACCGAGTCGATAGCGCCAGGAGCGAAACGCTCAGTTATGCCGCCGCCGATTTCAGCTTCTTGATTGTAAGGAACAGCTAGCCCGGTAATAGTTCTTTCCTGAGCTTCATCTAGATTTAGGTCTGCTTCTCTGATTTCTATTTCAGGCATTAAGGCCCTCTCTCTCTCTGACTTCTTCTGCTGTAAGAATCCCGGCAGCTATAGCGGTTGAATAGTAGTTGTAACGAGTAGCAACGTCTGCGCGGAATAGGTGTTGATAGTCGAACTCGACCCTAGTGCCGCGAGGTAAGCAGTTGCTTAGCGCGTCTGTTATTGCGTCGGTGTAGCCCATTAGCGTATGACGGAAAAAGATAGCGTTTTCGTCTTGCAAATTTGAATAAGTGTCTGAGCCGCCAGGAACTGTAGACAAAAGCAGCCTGGAAGGAATGCCAAATAGTCGAGCTATGTTTACCGTTGATTGCTCCACTGTGTCAGTAAATAGCGCCTCACGCGGAGATAAGGAGATTGCCTGATAATCAAACCCATTTCCAAGAACCGCAATTTGTCTGTTCTGCTGCTTGTTGTGCCAATTGTCGGTAATCGTGTCGGCCTGATCTTTGTTTACCTGCTGCCCGGTCTTGAGAATACCAGTTGGAACGCCTGCTTGGTTGAACCAGTTCTTTGCATAGTCGCGAAGATCTAGCGCCGCCGAGATGTCTTTCCGACATGAGTAGATAGGGCTAACGCCTCGGAGATCGCCGGACTTGCTAAAAAGCTTTAGCTGCTCCATTTCGTTTGCGCTATAGCTAACTCCTTCGTAGCTGTAGTAAACACCTTGGGCTAAATCCTGATCGTTTACATAAGCGACAGACACAGCAGAAGCCGGCAGAAGGGTAAGGCTGTTTACTTGCCCGTTTGAAGAAAAGCTTTTGTGCCAGAAGGCGTTACCCTCTAGCGCGAGACTTGTAACTGTCTGAAATAGAAAGTCGCGCCTGTTGCTATTTATGTCTGGCTTATTGACTAGAACCGGGCTTTCAATTCTGAAGTCCATTCCAGTTGCATAGCGATAGGTCTCGATTGGCATTTTAGAGATTGGCGTAGCTATGATCTGCACCGAGCGATAAACTGCCGTAAGGCTTAGGGCTGTATCTGCTGTAACCGTAGCATCTGAGCGCGTTGGGATAGTGGGCTGTTTAGCGCGCTTTTGCATAGGCGCGTTTGTGATTCTTTGCCATAGTGTTGCCATGCACCTATCCTAATTACATTAGTGTAATTTAGAATACACCGATTTGCGCGTGTTGGGCGCGCGAACTTACATACAAAGCGAAAATAGTCGCGAGCAAAGCATCTATCTCACCTAGTGATTCTTTCCTCGAAATTAGCCAATTCTCTCCGGTGTACTTAGTCACTCCGTTAGGCGATTGCATAATTAGTAACGGGTCGTTGTTGTGTGTAACCATCTCAGTTGAAAATAGTGCATACACTGCCGAACAAGCTGCCGTTACTTCCTTAGTCCAAAGCTGCCAAGTTGGAATGCCTACGGACTTTAGCCGCTTGCCAATGTTAGTTAGCTGTCTATCGTCTAGCGCAATTGCTCGAGGCGCGTGTTCTGCGAATAGCTCCGTTAGGCGCGTAAAGATTTGATCTTCAGTTGGGTTGACAAAAGTCTGAACTAGCTCGGTCTGCTGCTTGCCGTCTTTAGAGTTTGCAACTGCGATAGTAGCGTGTTCCCAGTTACGACTAACGTCTACTGCGAACACTGCACCCTTCATAACCTCGACACCTTGACCGCCTGCTTTTCTAAACACTGCGCTAGGCAACCAACTAGCAGCAGAACCGCTAATGAATTGATTTAGCCTGTAGCGTCTGGCTTCGTGTTCTGGCAAAGTCTGCAAGTCGCTAATTACCTGAGCTAGTGGAATCCGCCCGGCTGCTACTGAAGGGTTAGCCGCGAAGATTGCCTCTGGATCTGTCACTGGGGCATTCTCTTTAGCTTCCCAAAGAAAGAACCCGAACCGCTCTAGCTCGGGGTCACCTGAAGCTGCTTTCCTGCCGGACTTGTAAAGATCTATAAGTGTTTCTGAGTTCTGATCGCCTGCTGTAGTTATGCCTAGCACTAAACCATCTCTGCGCTGAGACGTGCCAAATACTGCCGCGCTCCACATTCCGACCTTAGCCAGGT